AACTCATATTCATTATATCCCGTTGAAACCGGATCGATGGTTAATGCGGAAGCAATTTGTTTTCCAGATTCAAGTGCTTGATTGGTGATATTTTGGATGGCAGTAATACCCATGATACCAAGCATGGAAAACTTACTAGCAATCTTATCAATTCCTGTTGATAATCCATCTAGGGAGAAACTTCTACCAGCTTTATCAAGACTAGCCAGACTCTTGGCCGCCCCATCAAGTTGTAGACCTTTATTTAATTTAGCAATAGAATCGAGACTAGTTTTAATGCCATTCTCAAAATCCTTATTGTTAAAGTGCATGTATACTACGCGTTCGTCGACACTCTTACTCATAGGGAGATGATCTCCTTCCATACCTCAGTCGCTATTCTGTCAAATATAGGTCGTAGAGCTGGGTTTATATAATCAACTCCTTGAATATACTTACCACTACGAGTTGCGTGACCATATTGAAGAAGGATTGCAACTGGAACTTGATCTTTTGTCATATTAGAGTTAGTCCAAGTTATGGAACAGGAATCTCTTTTGACAATTAATTCATAATCCCACGAATGAGCAGTAATCCCAGTATCAACAGGAGTAGCTCTTGATAGTGCTAATACACCAGCTCTTCCATATGGCTCTAAGGCTCTTTTCAATTTAAACAGTTTTGCTCCGGTAAGAAAGCGTTTTGTATTCCTAAAATCACCTTTATGTGTAAAGCTAATCATGTTGATACCTCCTTTCTAGAATATCTAAACCAAGTTGTCTTTGTCGCTCTTTTGCGCCAGGAATTAAATCTAAATCGTTTTTAAATGGATGTCTTGGGCATCTTATTGCGTGACACTCATACTTATTATCCCTGATATATGCTGCACTACAATCTATGTTGCTATATGGGCATGGATATTTAAGCCACTGCATATAATGCAGAGTATGTTATAGGACCAACTATTCCATCCACCACCAAACCATGTGCGTTTTGGAATTTCTTAACAGCTGATTTGGTTATACGACCATAATAATTCGTAATTTTTGGATACTCAAAATATCCTTTATCCTTCAGGATCTGCTGAATTCGACCAACTTCTTCTCCATATGACCCCTGTTTATAAAATATGATAGGTTTAGTCATTAGAGATTTGAGTACGGCAAATGTTGTCTTTGGGTTGAGAGCATCCAAATCTAGTGCTCCGGCAAATTTTGTCGTACTAGTTAATCGACCGCGACTTGTGTATTGATGTAAATCATACCGATATGGATATTTTGTTTTCAAAGGTTCGCCAGAGTAATCGGCAACCCAGATAACCATATCATCTGGAAATCTGCTGGGTATTAGTTTATTTTTTAACCATTCTCGACTGGCGTATAAACCTGGTATTAAATATAACGATTTAAGATCTTTATAGTCATCTAACAACCAATCTGTTGCGGTGACTCTGTCAACTATTGATAACGGTCTGTATTTTCCAACATCCGTAGTATGTTCAAAATCAAGAAACACTATTTTTGTAAAATTTGGAAGATGCATAATCTCTTTAACTCGTTTAATCAGATTAGCCATCTCGCTTTTATGTTGATTAAATGATCCATAATAGAAATAGCCATAAACGGCAAATTTCTCATCTGGATTATTTGTCAGCCAAGCTACATTATCAGACCACTCTTTATCAATGCTCTCAATGCCATGAGTAGCTCGAACGATCCAAAAATCAACTTCATCTTTGGCCTTATCAAAAGGGAAATCTTTTTGATGATGTGAAATGTCGATAATCATTGCGGTCTATCCTTTCGAGTTATTCTGATTGCGTCTAGCTTGGTTTAAAGCTGCTCTTTGAGAGAGCATGTCTTTGCGACCTTGTTTCTTTGGAGGCTGATTCTTAATATTACATACTCTAATAAGAGTCAGTAATCTATTTAAATGCCATTTTTGACATTCAAAAGGAATTGTATGCGCTATCATCCAATAATAGATAAGTTCCGCAGTAATTACTTCGCGGTTTTTAGGAGCATTCTTATTTTCTGTAAACCATGTTGCGGTCATTGGTTGGTTGATATACTTGTCAACTTCTAGAAATACCGAATCTGGTAAGTATAAATAAGTATCTGGATGGACATTCTGAGTAATAGTCATACACCGCAGATAATCAACCATTTGTTCTCGAGTCTTTGGCTCTTTGGTCAGAAAGGGTTTACACCACTTTGACTCCCATTTTGACAGAGAGACAAGAGAATGTTCAATTTGCAAAGACTCTTTTTTAAAAGTTATAAATGACGAATCGGTTTCATCATAAAATTCACGTGCTGGTATCTCCAATTGATACATTCTCTCGTCACCTCCTCCCAAAATTATTTCTGTTGAGGAACAATACCATTTACAAAAGCTGCTGCTGCATCGGCATTGGTGGCAAGTTCCATAAACAGATCACTATAGGCTTCCGTCTGCACAAAAGCATCAGTGTACTCTTGATTCTTCATAAACCTTTTACCATCAGGTGATTTAACACCATAGGCTTTAAGAATCAGAGCTTTAAAATGTTCGATGATTTTGGTATTATCTTGTTCGGCTACAATTTTCTGAAGAAATTGTGCCAATCCACCGAGAACGCCCATTTCCATTTCGAGTACTTCAGCTTTTGTAAGGTTGAAGTAGAAATCTTCAGTACGCTCATTTCCATCGAAATCGGTATACTTGATCGTTTTCTTAAGCATTTAGTAATTCTCCTTTCAAGATCAAAAGATATAAGAAAGAGGTCGCCAGCCCTTTTTCCCTGAATACGACCTCTACTTATTAATTAAGCAATGGTTGCGAAGTTCTTAACCGAGGCAGCAAGTGTCTGGTTGTAGATATCCACAACGCCAGCGATAGTAACGATGTATACGGTGCTGTTGCTGAAATCGACTGTCGGATTGAAAGTAAGAACTTTTCCGGCGGCATCCCAAGTCTTTGTACCAGCAACAATCGTGCCATCATCCTCAGTAACAACGATTGCTTCCGAGGCAATCTTATTATTAAAGGTAAGAACAATATTAGCATCGATAGCTACATCGGTTGCATCATCAGCAGGAACGATTGAAGACAGAGCGAGTGCGCTAGGAGCAGCTTCAGCAAAGATTGCAGCGATAGCATCGGGCAAGGGGAGATATGGATCAGCTCCAGCCGTACCATAAAGAATATCCTCAAGCGTACTAAGTTTGGCCGCATCAACTTTGGTTGAGTCGATTACCAGAGAAGCTGTTGGTTTCTTACCAGTCACAGCAACTGGAGTAGTTGACAATTCCCAAGAGAAAGTAATGGCTTCTGGAGACTCATTGATGGTGGCATATGCTTTCTCAGAAGGAGCAGCAATAGCACCATAAATGATATGCAGTTTATAACCATAATCAAGATCGTCGACATCATTACCCAAAGCAGTCTTATAGCAAAGACCAAAGGGGTAGCGACGCTGCTGACCAATACGAACACCAGTAGCCAAATCGGCCGAGCCATCACATTCCGCAAACTCGTCCGGATACGTAAAGGCTTCAATCGTTGCACCAAATTCCTCATTAGAAATCAAATTCAAATATTTGATATCATCCGCATAGATCGGATTAGATTCGGCACCACTAGGGCTCTCGGTAACAGCGGTAAGACCATTCCAAGCGACACCAAGAGGATATGCGCCATTAACTTGTTTATAGAACACGCCTTGTTTTACACCGGTCTCGTACAAACGTTCTCCGGTCTGATCCCAAAGAAGTCTAGTCATTTAGGAATCCTCCTTAATAATAAATAACAAATGATGTATGATACAAATTATCTGCCTTGTAATGTCTATCAAATTTACACATTGGCAGAGTGAGAAGTTTACCTGGAATTAAGCTATCTGGATTTTGGTCGATATGAGTAACTGTATAACCAACTCGATGCTTGTAAATTTTATCATCAGCAAACTCGGTGGTTATATCATTTAATCCATAGATAATACATGGATAAGATATCTTAAATCCTGTTGGTGGTTGAAAATAGACCTTATCTGATTCGAGTAAACTCTCAAGGATGTCTTGTAGATCTGTTCGTTTACCCATATCATTATTCCTCTTCTGGTTCGGGAATGAATACCGGACCGTTATAAACTCCACCTATTGATAGGAAAAGACGGGGTCTCTGAATTTCAACAGATTTGATTTTCCAATAGATTCCCATCCATTTTACATATCGTATTAACGGAAGATTTGAATAGGCAAACGGGTCAGCTATGATGCTAATGCGATTATCAATTACGATATCATCATTAATAGTTTCGCCACCATTTGTCCTATTCAAATTCTTTATAACATCACCGGAGTATAAGACTTCGGTAATTGTTTCCGTCCATACACCAGGCGAAGTTTCGGATGTGATAGCATAGCCAATCGCTCCATAAAACTTAGCCATTAATAATTACTCCCATTTTGAAGATTAAACGGCGGGCAACGCCTCAATGACGATAGCAGATTTAGGCATGGTCAATGCGCCAGAAGCGCGACCCTCCATCAGATATTTGTACTGGTTGTAGTCGATATCAAAATCATCAAACATACCAACCTGACCGCCTTTATCAGCACCAAAAGTGTAATCTTTCGGGTTAACAATAACGGCTTTAATGGCAAACTGATCATCTCCAGAAACACGAACAGCAGAGTTCATGATTTCAACTTCAACAATCTTAGAAACACGCAGAACGCTTGCCAATTCGGTAGCGGTCTTATACATATAATGACCAAACTGATCCTTAAGGAGAAGCATATCAGTCAGAAGGTCGGTGCCCATATAACATGTCGGGTTACCAGAACCTTTGTAGTATTTGCGGGACTTGATGATTTCGTCAATGATGTTGGCGATGGTTTCATCTGCAGCAACCTGAACACGCTGGATATAGAAGTTCGGGTCGTCAGAGATAATCGGACGAATGTTGCCTTCATTAATCTTATCATCATCAGCAACTGAGCGACCATCACCAAGCAGACCAGCGCGAGCCATTTCTTCATCCAACAGCAGACGCATTTCGGCCTTCAGCCAGACAACGACATCGAAATCGGTAATATCAACCATGTCATCACGATCGAGCTTCTGTTTGATATAAATGGTTGTCGGAGTGGTCGTGCGCTTTGACAGAGTAATAACTTGCTCGTCTTTCAGATTACCAGTAACATAGCCCTTGGCGCGAGCAGCATCAGCTGTGATGTCGGCAAAACGAGTGCGGATACGGGAGAAAGGAGTATGAGTAGCGCCCTTAAGAAAGTCGTCCACCCAGCCCATTTCTCTTTTAACAGTATAAGGGGCACCAGAGGCAACATCTTTGGCATCGGGGAAGAGATAGTCAACTGGCTCAAAACCATAATCAGCAGCGTGGGCAAGGAAACTCTCTTTCAGTGAGCCATAACGCTTGGCATCACCAACAATTTCCATCAACTGGGAATGGGTCAGATGTTTCTTGGCTTCGGCTTCGGTTTCAGTCGACTTGTCAAAAACATTTTTCTTCATTTGGGAATCTCCTTCATTATTATCAGAATGTTGTACATCATCTGTTTCTGATTCTTCTTGATCGGCAGCTCCATTAAGCGCTGCTCCAAGCATATGATAAATAAATTCTTTTTGTTCATCAGTAAATGTGTCGAACACTTCACCAATAGTTAGACCATCTTTGGAAGCATGCTCCATATCTTTAGCTTCTTCTTTAGATGATTCATCAGTGCTCTCAGATTCTTCCGATTCTTCTTCATCATCAGAATGCATCAGTTCAACATTGAATCCATTGTAGATGAAGGCTTCTGTCTCATCATCTATCCAAGATCCATCATCGCCATGAGCAAAGCTGACATTCTCGATTTTTGCACCAGGATTTGCCCCCGAGAGAACCAGACTCACTTCTCTTATTGAGCCATGACTAACCTGTTTGGTCTTTTCAGTCAATTGATTAGCATAGATCGAAAGCGCTTTAATATCTCCATGCAAAATAAGCTCTTTTGCTTGCTGAGCATTAGGGCTGTTGTTAAAGATGCCATAACAATATACGCCATCATCACGATGCTCAAGAATGGCATGACCAAGAATATTGGTCGGTTCATTATGAATATGCTGCCAAACCAAGGGAACGGTTTGTCCATCTTGATGTTTGAACGCATCTTTGAGAATGGTTCGTCCATCAGTGCACTTCAGTCCGCTTTTAGTAGCATATCCACTAAAATCAAACTTCAAAGTTTTTGTCATTTGAATTCTCCTTTTCAAAAATATTAGCCACCAGATTTGATTTTATTATAGGCGTCTCGGGACTTTTGTTTGTATTCGAGGTTGATTCCTTCACGGATACTGGCAAATTTAAGTCGTGCTTCCTCAATTTTAGATTTTAATTCCATAGCAATCTGCTCTTTTTGTTGTGTCATTTTCTCATTTTGCTTTTTGCTATCCTTAAGATCTTTAGTCTTTGAGTCGCCAGATTTTTGAATTGCAGCTATCTTTTTATTACGAGCCTCAACTAGTTTTTCGCGTTGAGCGCCAGTAATGCCTTCTGGAATGGGTGGAAGATTATCAATTTTAAACTGGGTCATCTCATTAGCTCGTTCTATGTCAGCTTCAATATTGCCAGCCAGTCGCTTAGCAAGCTCTTTTAACTTGTTAGCGATTTCCGTTCGTTTTGCTGCGGCCTCGCTTCTGAAAGCTTCCACTTCCATATTATTAATAGATCTTTCTTGAGCGACTTTGAGATTCTTTTCGGCAGTTAATTGATCTTTTGTTTGTGCCCATTTTTCTTTTTGAGCATCAGACATGCCGGTTTTCTTTCCGGACTTTCCGGACTTTCCATCTCCACTTTTACCCTTAAATTTTTGGTTAAATAGATCTAATCCGCGACGTTCTTCCTCATCGGTATTTAAGCTTTTACGGCCTTTAAGTTCCCGATTTTCCATATAGTATTCATGAGCTTTGACTGGGTCATAATATTTAGAGGCATAATGAGCTAAGAAATTTTCAATTTTCATCATTCTCCTCCAAATATCTTTGTAATATCTTCATCAATACCATCAAGAAGCTCCAATAATATCTTATCTTTCTCTTCATTATCGGCATCAACGCCCAATTCAGAATTTAGAATACCCGTAATACTTGATAGTAGTTCTTGTAAAACTGCGTCTCGCTCATCTGGCGGGGAAGATTCCTCAGATTGGTCGGACTCAACATCTAGTTCACTTCCCATATTTTGAGGAGGCATCATGTCTGGAGAACTAATGTTCTTATTCTTGAGAGCGTCGGCATTTGGGTCTGACGCGGGTTTATAACCAATAATGGATCTAACTTCATTCGAAGATAGAATTTCATTGCGTGTAAACTTGTCAGCTATTTCAGCAATCTTATCAACCGTTGCAAGACTGAAGACATCTTTAAAGTATACGATTGATTGGTTTTGAGTCCGCGCCGTCTTGGTAAGGAATTTACGCCTAAACTCATCAATGATCGCCATGATTATTGGATTAATGGTTCGATTATTATAGTTAAGCATGACGGCTTCGCTAGCCGTACCATTAAACACTTCCTCGGTCAATCCAAGTTGACTATAAAGCATAGTTGTAAGATATTGAATTTGAGCCATCAAGTTGTTCTCGGCTGGGCGGTTAAGCTGAGTAATTCTCTCCGTACCATCGGTATATGCAATGCCGTACTTCGATCCAGATAATTGGACTTCGATATCTTTACGACGTTCTTCGGCCTGCTTCTTGCGAGTCTCTGATTTAATGACGTATGGCAACTGAATAATAATATCCAATTTTCCAGCGCCACTTTGCTCATCAATCGCATCCAGAATTGACAACTTTCTAAGTAATCGTTTAAGAGTACTATTCGGCTCATTCATAACTGCATATAAAGGATTCTCTATAATGGCAACCATTCGTTTCGGAAGGACTACTTCCTCATGCAAACCGGTATTTTCATTATAAAGTTTAATACGCACATGTTGGGGAAACCATTCTAAGATCTTGCCCGTACGCATTGTTGAAATATCAAATGCTCCAGTAATTGTTGGGTCAAGTGTGGTGTCGACTGGAACGACGGCCACAACACCTTCGTCAAACATAGACAAGACAATATCATGAATCAAAGCTCGAGCGGTTTGATCAATATTGGCTTCCTCAGTTAAGACATAGTTCAAATTTGAATCGATAGTTTCAGAATATCGATCATTTTGATCAAGTCTAACATGTTGAATTTTCAATGCCGCCACGTCAAGAGCAATACGATTATAAATTGATACTATAACAGACCGCTCATTTGTAACTCGGATGCGGTTCATATCTTGTCGAACGAAGGAACTATGTCCATAATTATTTCGATTATAGAGACTCGTAGGGTCTCGACTATTGAATGCATTCCATGCATGCTGAAGTCGTGTGGTTAGAGAATTAGGCATTGGGCCACTCCTTCCCGACTATTTAATTGTGATTAGTAGGCGGCACCAAGAGAAATTCTACGCCAATTCTTTTCGGAGACAGTGTTTCCACCAAGACAGACATACAAATATGTCTCATCCATCAGGAATTGTGTACCGGAAGCAACCGTGCCATCAATACCACCAGTAAGTGTAGCTGCCCCAAACGCTCCATTAGTCATGGTTTCGGTGGTTGCAATGGAATTTGCGAGGGTCCCAGCGGTATCGGCTGTGAGAACAACTGTGTCGCCGGCACCATCAGCAGCACCAACGCCCTGTGTGTCGGAAGCAACAATTGCTGCTACGAGAGCAGTAACGGCATCAGCGGCCGGACAATCCGTTCCGAGTGCAAGCGTGGCGCCAGAAAAGATATTCGTTGCGGCAGTAAAAGTTTCAGTCGTAGCGATTGCATTGCCCGCAGTTCCACCCCAAATAGCAGTAATAACACAGTCATCAGCAGCAAAGGCCGCGGCGGTAACCAAGGGGTGTGGCGTATTGAGCCCATCAAGACCATTAATTGCACCAACAAGTGCTGCCTGAGCACCAGCAAGGTCTTCTCCAATGGAAACTTCACCATCAGAGGTGTCCGTTCCAACAGGGACAAAGATATAAGTCTTAGTTCCGATGGTCAGAGTATCACCAGGTGTGGGTTGAGTATCCATCGTAAGGGTTCCAGCGGCCTTCGTCGAAACATCTGAAATATCGACTGCAATATTTGAAGCTGTCGTTTTAGTCTGGGCGTCGTCGGTCAGAAACTCATAAACGTCTGTGCCAATAGTGACCTTTTCACCATCTTTTACAACTCCAGAAATAGTCAGCGTACCAGTTGCAGCAACCGCATTTACCGGGGTACCTTCCTCGCCATTCTGAGCAATCATGTCAGCAAGAATATCACCCAGCTTGATCCTTTGATTTCCCAAAACCCCAAGGTTATTAAGGAATTTTTGTTCGGTAGCAGTCAATTGTTCCATTTTACTCTCCTTTTGGTTTAAATAATGAATTCAGTAGATTTTTGGCTTGATACTTCTTATAAGCGTCTGGATTCTTAGTCTCGAATCGATTTTTAGCAATAGCTAATTCCAATAGATTATCAAAACTTGAATCCTTTTTAACCTTCTCATAAGCAGTATCAATAGCTGAAGTCAACTGTTCAACAGTGTATTCGGTTTTGTCATTTTCCAAATCTTTTGCCGTGCGTAAAAGTTGGGAAATAGCATCTTTCGATCCTCGTGGTTGATTTAGCTTATTAAGTTTCTCCTCAACCATGTTTCCTTTGCGATTTTCCCATGTCATCCCTTTAACACCATAATGGGTTAGAAAGGTTTTTGGTCTATCCATTACTCGAATGCCTCCTTATTTAACTTATATGCAATCCATGCATCCATTAGAGCCGCAACGCTGTCAATCTTTTGATCGTGACGTTTCTTTAATAATTTGCGATTGCCGTTGGTGTCTTCTAAGGTAATGGCGTTACCCATAGCGAACGACATCAATTCTTGATCAAATATCAACAATCGTTCTTCAGACAGAGTCTTTAATTCGCCTAGCGGCACTGATTCCGTTTTGACACCTTGAATAACTTTCTCCAGCCCAAACGATCCATTCTCGGTTGTCCATCTGTCAATAAATTCTTTAGCATTATACGGATCAAACCCAAAACAACGTACGTCAAAGTCCGAATCAATTATAAATTTATCCAAATCTGTATAGACATCCATCATATCCAATACTGTACAATCGAGAACCATCAATGAGCCTTCATTGATAAATTGATCGTATTTGATACGCATTGCGCCGGGCAGTCGCATAAGAGTTAATGAAGAAATATAGCATCTTGTAAGAACTCCGAACTTTTCTCCAGGCAAAGGAAATAGAAAAGTAAATGCACAGAAGTCATCGCCTTGTGATAGGTCAGCACCAAGGGCGCAGGGCATCGACCAAAAATCTCTTTTTTTATGAGGTAGTGTCTCTTCATAAGTAAAGAAATAGGTATACCCTTCCATGGGAATCCCAAATCGCTTGGCTAAAATATCATTTCGAGTAGCGGGGGCATTCTCAGCTCTTTCAACATCTAGTTGGTATGCTTCATAAGTTACAGTCTTACCAATATTAGGATTTGCTTTGACCCACTTTGATGGATCATTAACCTCATTCACGTTGTCTAATCGATAATACCAAATTGAAACGTGTGGATTAATATACTCACCCTTAAGAATATTCATTAGTTCCATTTTAATAGTGTCGCCAGAACCATTGCGAACGGTTCCTTCGGAGCTAATAGCTATTATGAGATAATCATCTAATTTAGATGCTCCTTGCTCAATTGCTCCGACAACATCCTCGCGAATATCTCCAGAAAGCCATTCGTCCACGGTCGCCACTTTTGTCCGCAACCCTTGAAGTTTATCAATACTCATAGCACGAACTTCTAGTAGCGACCCAGTTAGAAAGTTTTCAACGCCGCGTTTAGTTGATGCCAATTTTTGGCGATTAGCTCGTGATCCAGTGGTATTTTGAAGGGAGCCAGCGGTAAGAAAAGCAAATAATGGGCCTCGAGCTCGAGTAATTGATGTTTTAATTGGTGAAAGAACTTCCTCAGACTGTTTCATTGTAGGCGAAGTAGTTACTTGATGAGTCGTTGACGTATCAACATTAAGAAAATAATTTTGTATACAGGAAGCATACATCGATTTGGCAGCGCCACGTCCAACGATCAAGTACTGCTTATTAATTAAGCGTTTCTTAATCATCTTCCGCACATACTTACCACCATGATTATCTGGCGATGGTTCATAAATACTTCGTTCTACAAAATAATACCACCCAAATACTTGCTCGGCCCATAGTTTAAACGAATCGAGAAGTACTAAATCAGCACCATCTGTTAAGGTGAGTTCACATTCACAAAATTGAATAAATCCTTCTACAGCATCCTCATCGTAATACACCCCTCGATTTGCTATTAGAGCATCAATGCGATTCATCTCTAAGGAGACTTCATTGCATACCGGGATGTTTCCACGCATAACTTCTTCGCGAAACTGACCATAATATCTTGGAGTAGCTGTATTTGATAGTCCCATAATTTACCTACGAGACTGCTTCTTTAACAGCTTCTTTCGCTACTTCTTTAACAGCTTCTTTTGCGGTCTCTTTAGCAGCGTCTTTAACTACTTTTTTACCAACAGCTTTCGTAAGATCCTGAATCATTGGCGTTTTACTTAGAGCGTAAAGAGCGCCGACTGTGGCTACTACTTTTGTGACATTACGGACCGTTTCCAAACCCTTCTGACGATCATCAGTTTTAAGGGTTCGATAACTCTTCTCAAGTTGCAGTCTCTGATTGAGCGCACTAATTTCTGCATTACTCATGGTTCGATAATCCTGAGTTTTCAAGATCTCAGCTCGCATGTAATCGTCGGATAATCCTTTTGGTTGGGGCTTGGAGGTTGAGTCTGGAATATCGACATCTGGTTGTTTACCCTTAAGTTTAGACTTAAGCCCCTGTAACCCATTAATATGATTCTGTACTTCTTCTGGAGACATAATCATGCGACCATCGCGTGTGCGAATACCAGTCTTAGCATATGGTGTAAATGACTTAATATCCTTATCAATACTTTTGGATTGACTTCGAGCTAAAGCTTTTGCACTTCGACGAATTCCCCAGCGCATACCGAGTATTCCATAATGATATAGAGCATCAATTGGTGTATCGCGGTCAACGCCTCGCATACTCTCAACATCATAGGTCGGATATGGATCATTTGCATTTGGCAGACTCTTGTTGCGAAGATCCCTAATGGCACTTTGAACTTGTGATTCTTTTCTCAATCGAGAGAGAAGTTCTGACAACTCTTCATCTGTTGCAGTTTTGATTGTGATGGTTTTTGTTCCCGTATCAGTTGTGAGCTCAATAGGCTCTTCAGTACTAATGCCTTTGTAGTTCTCTGGTTTTGCAGAGCTTTGACGTTCAATATCGCCAAGCAGAGTTTGAGCTTCACTTTCAGCTTGTAATCGATATAGGATTTGGGTTAGTTCTTTAGTTGTTGCATTTTTAATTGTTTTAGTTTTATCGACCATTATGAACTCTCTCCTTCCGCTTGAATATTTAGACTGAATTCTAGTTCGGCAATTTGATTCTTGATTGCTTCGACCAAGAAACTATTTTGTGGAGGATCAAATAGCAATTTAACTTTCAGATAGACATAAGTTTTAATTCCATCGAGATCTTCGCGATTACCAAGTAGATCGTCCCATTCCTCTTCATCGGATGTGATTCGAAACGGTGTTTCACCAACGCCAAGTTGAAAGGATCTCATAAGTACTGTGTTAATATGCATGGTCAGTTCGCCGTCAAACGGACTAGCCTCTGTACCAACACCAAGAGCTTCCTTAATTGAATTTAGGATACTAGTCACCATAATTTAGTATCTCCTGCAGTTCGGCTCTTCGGGTTTCGAAGAAGCATTTCTGAATTACCAAAATGAATTGCTTTGTGCGTGTTTGGTGATGTACAAATTAAATTATTTGGGTCATAAACACAAGGGTCATTGTTCTCTATTTGTTTGGCGGTGATTGGATTGATGTGATGAATAACTATTCCATTATGGATGTCTCGATCCTCACATGCTAAATCTCGACCGCTATCGCGAATAATGATTTGATCTCTGAGACGACGCCATTCTTTTGAAGTATAGAGAATTTGATTCATATATCGATCATACCCAAAAGTTGATAAACCAACTTGACCATTGAGTTTCAAATAGTCAAAGCGCTCTTCAAAAGTTTTACGTCGCATAAGTTCTTTATAACTTTTAGTCATCTTCCATACCTTGTCGATTCCCAGAATATGATCGCATAGCATTAATGGCTTCCTGAAAGAGTTTCTCAACATCCTTGCTGGCCTGGATCGCTTCTGTTTTAGCCCGTTTAAGTTCTATGTCGCGAGCGAGGTTTTCTTTTTCAAGTCGTTCTTTAGTTGACCCCAGTTTTAAATAATGAGTAATAACTTGAGAGCTTGCCGTTCCATCTCGCAGTTGTTGTTCCGCTAAATCGATGGCATACATAATCATTTGATTCTCTCGTGCCTCTGGAGTTCTAGCTGGAGGTCTTTTACGATTTGTGTTCGACCCTTGTTTGTCAGTTATTGCCAAGGGTTAAGACCCCCTTTCATAATAGTTATAGATTAGTTTGTAGAGGTAACTAGGTAGAAGCCGAAGAGTTTTGAAAGGAGCCCAGGCTCACCACACCTGAGAATTTGAGGACAGCCTCTTCGACTCCTAGTTAGCCACCCCTACCAAAAGGACCATCTCCAGAAAATCCCTCCGGAGAAATTTTTAAG